GCCTTAGCCAGGTGCCGACCGCGCTTGCCAGTGGATATGGGGGTCAGAAGGGACTTAGATTTGCTGGATCCACGGACATTGCTGCGTGGTTACGGCAGCAACCAAAGCCCAGACACGAATAGCATGATGACATAATATACATTATGCGAAATCGGTTCTTGGGGCCGCGCGGGCTCGGCTGCGCTGGATCTGGCTTTGGATCAAGACTTGCCTGCCGAACCGTTCCCCTAGCGAAACGGAACTCGCAGCATGAGTGACACCTACAACCTTGACCGCCGGCCGCCTTGCTGGCCGATGGGCGCCCCTTGCCCGAATAGCTGTGCCCAAGATCTGCATCGGCGCGTCGTCACAAACCATGTAGAACTGACAGGCCCTTGGGCTGGCTGGCGCCTGGCCGGCCGAGACTTGGTTGCACCCAGCGGCGAACGGATCCCAGAACGCCGGCTGCGCGGTTTACTCTGGCATGCCAATGCCAGCGACATCCGGGATTCGGCGAGCAGCCGTAACGCAAAGCGCAAGGCGGTTCAGCAGTCGATGGTCAAGGTTGTTGTTGTGGATCTTGGCGAATGGCGAGAACGCCACTTCGGACGCTCCGCGGGATGAGGCGTTATCCGTAGGGGCTATGCCCCTACACCCCGCTCACTTGCATGCATTTTGAACAACGTTGTCCCAATAGCTCGACAGCGCAAAATCGCGGTGGACACCGGCAACCTCATAGGCTGCAGCACGGCTAGCTTTGGCTTGCTGGCATGCAGAATTGTTGGCTTTGTCGGCGACGGTGGCGCCGCCCGCATAGCCGCCTGTGCCAGCGTTGCGGGCTTTTAATTGACGGTCGATGCGGTATAGGCGCCATTTTTCGGCGTTCGACTGCTCAGGAACCGGCGTTGCATCCCATGACTTTTCCGCCTGCCCGGATGTACACGGAGCTGATTGATACACGAACTGGCCGCGCAGGCGACATTTATGAACCTGCTGCGCCTGAGCAGGTACAGCGATTGCGATTGCGAGAAAGACAGCAGCCGCTAAAAATCTTGCTTCCATGCCACTCCCCTGTTTGCGGGGGGATGATAGCCGGTCAGGGGCTTAATTTTCGTGATGCGTCACGCTTACGGCGGCGATGGATGTAGTTATCAATCTCGCCGAGGACGACACCGAGGACCATGCAGGCGACCATAAACAGGCAAACGAACGAGAGTGCGTCGTCTTCTTTCACGATCAATCCTTTTCGTGATGCGTCACGATTTCATTTCATGGGCGCGCATGCGCAGGTCAGCAAGCAATGCAAGTGCGCTGTCAGCCTCACCATTGGCGAAGGCATAGCGCAACGAATCGATAGTCGCCGCGATGGAAACCTCTTTTTCGGACTGGCCGAGGTAGGCCATAGATTCCTGCTTACGCTTGCGCCGGTAGTCCCTCGCACGCTCAGCTGCACTCATCGCCTCGCCGTACTTGGGCGGCCTGCCCTGCTTGCGTGGAAGCTGCATTTCAAGGGTGCCGGGGTCTTTTTCGTCACGCATCACCTTAACCCCGCTTGCGGCCGGGGGTACCGGCGGCCATGCATGCAAACAGGCCTACTAGCAGCGCGCCGAGAATATAGAGAAGCGTTTCCTGATCCATTGCTATGCCCCCTTGACTTGATGAGTCCATGTTATCGTGACGCATCACGAAAATCTAATGGTAATTAGTTATGTGACGCGTCACGCAACTACATTTCGAGCGTGGTGGGCGCAGTATCGCCAGCTTGATATCCCGCCGATTCCGGGAACGTGCCCTGTGATCGCACACCCTTGCTGATCGTCGTGCCGGTGAGGTTGGCGGCCGTGGTCGGCTGTTGCTCGTTCCTCGCAACAGGCGACCCAGCCGCCGCCCGAATGCGGTCAGTCGTTTGCACGGACTGCACACCAAGCACATCAACCGGCCACGATGTAGCGATGATCTGCCGATCTTTCGCCGTGAGCAGCGCGCCATAGTCGGTGCGCGTCACCGACCAGCCCAAGGCCCATAGCTGTTTGGTGGTCAGGCGTTCCATAACCTGACCACCACCATCAATGCGGAACTCAATTAGATCCACGTCGCCCACAGAGCCGGAATAGCGCGTGCGGCCAGCGGCCGCCAGGTCCAACACGTAGCGCATGCCAGGCGGAAGCTTTTCTTCTTCATTCGTCTCCGGCTTGATAGGTGCCTTGGCGCTGATTGGCGTTGTAGGCGCGGTGGTTGTCGGTGGCTTCATGCTGGGAACGGCTTTGACGACAGCCGTTTGCGCGTGCTGAACACCCTCCTTCGCTGTGTCCTTTGCCTTCTCCGGCGTCATGCCACCGCCAGTAAAGAATCGCACGATGAAATAGATGCCCAACGCGGTACCGAGCGCCATTGCAATCGCCGGTTTCTTGGCTGTTTGCCAGATGGTCCGCGAGCCGGTCTTATACACCGGGTTTTCGCCCACGCCGGGTTGAATGCCGTGATACAGCGGGTAAATAGCCGGGTCGTAATTGCGCTTTTCGCTGCCGGTCAGCTCGAACTTGCCAGCAGTTGACGCGGTGTAGTAGCGCAAGCTGTACGACTCATCCTTGCCGAGCGCGTCGAGCTTTGTGTACAGGTTTTTGCGCTGCATGCGGCGGATCACCGAGCGATGCACCTCTTTGAAGTCCTGCGACATCAACACCACGTCCAGGCCGATATGACCGTGTTTGGCGAAGAAATCTGCGTTCGGCTTCGGGATAGCAGCGCGGCCGGTGGGCCAGTACTCGTGCACCTCATCGACCACGATAAGCGCGCCCTTGTCGATGTGCGGGAAGACCAACGATCCGTCTTCCTGGGTGTCGCACACCAGCCACTCATGCACCTGGTTGTCGTTCATGACGGTGAGCAACGAGCGCACCTCATCAACCGGCATCTGCAAGTGATCGGCGATCTTTTCGTGATTGAGGCCGTTGAGGCGCGCGTAGGTGCGGCGCTTCGCTTTGAGCGCTTCGACAATGTCGTACTTGACGGTTTCAAAACTTTTGCCGCTGCGCGGCTGGCCTTCTTTGCCAACGATCATGGGATTAGGTCCACTGGAATGCAGTAAGGATCACGCGGAGAAGGCGGAATACGATGGCGGCGCCCAGCAATGCCATCGCTTCGCCCAGGTGAAACGTGGACATGGCCCATGCAGCCCACGGCCCCGCCTTGGCAAGCACGGTGCATAGCGCGAACTGTGTGAGGAAGTCCGGCGCGGGCAGCGCGTCAACGATCACGCGCACGAATTCCAAGCCCGTCTCAAAAAGGAACACGCCGAAGTCCTTCATGAACTCGGTGAAGTCTTTGAACAGCTGCTGGAACTGCTCGCGCAGCCAGTTGGTCACGTCCTGTACGGGGCCAGCGACCGCAACACCGGACCAGACCAGGGCGCCTAAGGCAAACAAGCCCGCATGCATGCGCCTGGTCATAGCAGCGCCCAACGGAATGCGACGATGCCCATACAGGAAAGGAACACCCACCCTGCGTACCCTATCAACTCACCAAGGGCACCCGTGCACAGCTGCGATAGGTCGTACTTCCCTGCCCACTCGCCGCCGTCCCACGTGGCATTCGGGCATGCGCCGCCACCACCGCCACAACCGCCGAAGAAGCCTTCGGCCGCCTTGAAAATAGGCGCCCTGCCTATCTTGCCTTTGAAGTCCGCATAGACGCTAGCCGCGGTCTTGCCGTTGCCCTTATACAGGTCGCCGATACCGTCGCCAGGGCCGTCGCCCTCCCCTGGCGTGGTGCCATCACCATCACCGGGCGTGCCGCCATCACCGTCGCCGTCGCCATCACCCCCACCGTCTCCACCACCATCGCCTCCACCGCCTCCACCGCCATCACCCCCACCATCGCCGCCACCGTCTCCACCGCCGTCTCCATCGCCATCCCCGCCACCGTCCCCACCGCCGTCCCCACCGCCATCACCACCGCCATCACCACCGCCATCACCACCGCCATCACCAGGCGTGGAGGGAGGCGCATCGCCAGCCGAGCAGGTCGCGCCGCTGGGATACATGCCATTACCCTGTTCGCCGCCAATGGTGAAGTTATAAAAGCAACCATCGTCACAACTGGCACCACTGGCATCGGACGAACTCGCGCCAATCAAAGGAGGGCGCTCCGAGCACATAGCACCATCATAATAAAATGCGCCGCAATTTTGCTCGACCAACTCAGAACCGTTGTGCGAATCGTATTGACACTGGTAATAATAAGTAGATCCAACTGACAAGGTAGGGCCAGGACACCTCGGATTACTACGACGAGAAGGGGACGACGACACAGAGCTTTGAGCGGCAGCGATACAAGCCGCGTATGCAGCACCTTGATCAGAGTAGTGGTTCTGCGCGAATGCAACAGGACAACAAAGTACAAATATAGAGACGACAAGAGCTCTCACCCATGCAGCTCCTTGACGCCCGCCGAGTCGCCCAGCGCGCCCATGCATGTACAAAAAAATAATCCGCAGCACCAATCGCACCAAGGCTGCTGTATTCACTGGCTCGCCTCATTCATGCCCATGCACGCGGCATGGCCGGCGAGCGCACCAACCAGCACGAACACCATGCAGACGAGCATTAGTCGTTCTCCGAGTAGTCGGAGCAGTCTGCGCAGCAACCACGCTCATCCAGCTGGTCGGCGAAGAACTCATCGCCGCAGCCACCGGCACATGGCTGGTAGCGCCACTCGGTTTCGTCCTGATCGTCCTCGTCATCGCTGGCGTCGCTGAAAAACGACGACACTTTGTTGGTGAGCCAGCGAGCAAAATCAGGCATTGCCATCAATGCACCGGCGCCGACAATCGCAGTCACAGCCCCCAAGATCGATAGCCCGGCAAGTACTTGGCTGAAATCCATGCGTTTCCCCTCAATAGTCGATAATGGCGCGGCACTCAGTACAGAACAGGTCGCCGTTTGGAAGCTCAATCACGTCATCGCCGAAGCACTCGGGACAGTAGTCGTCCTCGTCGTCGGCAATCGCGTCATGGGGCTCGTGTGGTGTGGTCATAAAGAGCGGGGAGGCGCTAGCCTCCCCTCCCCCGCATAGCTCAGCCGCATCAGCGGAAGAACGTTGCGACCTTGTTGGTCAGCCAGCGTGCGAAGCCCGGGCTGGCCTTCAATGCACCTGCGCCGATAATCGCGGTGATAGCGCCGCCGACAGCCAGACCGCTCAAAATATCGCCGTATTCCATTGCACTACTCCTTGGTTGGTTGATTGAGGTGGGTTGCTCAGGCCCGTTCGGTGGAGAGCATCTTGACGACGGCGCCAACGCAGTAACCGACCGCGTTGAGGACAAGCACCAGCGTTAGCGCACCCGTCAAATACGACGTGGCGACTTCGGGCGTCGGCCACTTGAAAATGTCGATGAGGATCTGCGTTTGCGCGTTCTCAGCCGCTGAGACGAGGACATACCCGCTGCATTCCGTTACCGGTTGCCCGGTGGGTTGCAGCGTGCCTTCGGCGGTGAGAGCGACACAGGTGGACATGCCTTAGGCAGCTGCC